GATTTCTACCGCCGCGATCACCAACTGATCTACCGGGCCATTCTGGAACTGGCACAGCGGGAGCGCCCCTTCGATGTCGTGACCCTTGGCGAGTGGTTTGAATCGCAGGGCAAGCAGGACCAGGTGCGCGATGGCGCATATTTGATCGAGTTGGCCAGCACCGTGCCGTCCGCTGCGAACGTCTGTGCCTATGCACAGATCGTGCGGAACAAAGCCCTCCTACGGCAGCTGATCACAGACAGCACAGAGATCGTTAATGAGGCGTTCGGAGCTTCTGACCACGATGCCGAGGAGCTGATCTCCTCATCTGCCGCGAAGCTTGCAAGCCTGACCGTGAAGTCTTCCGGCGCCGGCGGCTTGGTGCTGATGCGCGGAGTCCAGCAGGGCGCATGGAGCGAGTTGGAGGATCGCTTTCACGGTGCTGGCGATATGGGCCTGCCGCCGCCGTGGGACAGCGTCCGCAGCAAGCTGCCCGGCCTTGAGGACACCGACCTGATGGTGCTGGCGGCTCGCCCATCGATGGGCAAGACGGCGAAGGCGCTGCAGTGGGCTTCGCATGCTGCCGCACTGGGGCGGAATGTTGCCGTCTTCTCGCTGGAGATGAGCCGCAACCAGCTGGTCAGCCGGCTGTGGAGCGCGCGCTCCGGCGTGGACCAGACCCGTATGCGCGAGAAGGGGGGGCTCACCGATGAAGATTGGGCTGCTCTATCAGAGGCGCGCAACTACTTTCACGGGCTGCCGCTTGCGATCGACGACTGTGGTTCTCTTCCAGTGGACTCGATGCGCGCCCGTGCCGCCCGCATGCACGCCAAGGTCGACGGTGGCCTCGGCCTAGTGGTGATCGACTACCTGCAGCTGATGACAGGCCAGGCCAGGCATGACAACCGCACAGAGGAAGTGTCGTACATCTCGCGGTCGCTGAAGGGTCTGGCCAAGCAGCTGAAGTGCCCCGTGATCGCGTTGTCGCAGCTCAACCGCTCCGTCGAGTCACGCACTGACAAGCGGCCGGTGATGTCGGATCTGCGCGAATCTGGCGCGATCGAGCAGGACGCGGACGTAATTGCCTTCCTCTACCGCGACGACTACTACCGCGGCGATGCATGCGCGGCGCCGGGAATCTCGGAACTGATCATCGCCAAGAACCGCCAGGGAGCCACCGGCACCGCATACCTGCGGCATCGGCTGGAGATCAGCACCTTCGAGAGCTACCACGGTCCCAAGCCCCAATACGTGTTGGGCAAGGGCGGTAGCGAATCAGCAGATGACGGTTTCGACGATCCGACCCCGCGTGGCAACCGGCGGTCGCGGAAGGATGCAGCAGCAGGAGACGACCGATGAGCATGACCGCTGCGGCAAAGAAGATCCGCGCCAAGCGCGCATCGCGCCCCATCTATGCGCTGATCGAGCGCGTGGTGGTGATGGACACCGGCGAGGAGCGGCTGGCCATGCTCGCCGAGCATCCGGTCGACCGCGAGCTGATGAAGCAGCGCGGCTACCGGCGCGGCCAGGAGGTGCGGCTGGAAATCAAGGCGCCGCGCGACGCCTGGCGCCACCGGCTGCTGCACAAGATCGGCCAGCTGATGGTCGAGAACGTCGAAGGCTGGGAGAACCTGGACAGCCACGAGGCGATCAAGCAGCTGCAGCGCGAGGCGAACGTCTGCTGCGAGCAGATCGACATGGACGCCACGCCGGTCGTAGCCGCGGTGCTGGCCGCGTCAGATGCGGCCTTCGGTCCTGGCGCCGCGAAGCTGCTGCGCGAAGTACTGCCGAGGATCGAAACGATCCCCGTCACGGTCGCGCGGTCGCTGGCGTTCGATTCGATGGATGAGGACGAGTTCCGGCGGCTGTTTGAAGGCATCACCCGGCACATCGGCGCGGCATATGCGCACGTGCTGATCAACGACGTGCTGGCCGAATTCTGGATGATGGTCCAGGGACAGGAACGCGACCACAAGACAGCGCCCCTGGAGAAGGTTGCGTGACCCTACTCGTCCTTGTTTGCAACCTTCGTGTATCCGCGATTTCCTCTCACGTCTACGTCAATCTCAACCAATTCGTTATAGAGGTTGCGCAGGCGGAAAAGGTAGCCATCCAACACAATATCGTCGAAAAGGTCATGAGGGTCTCCTCCGTTCAACGAGCCGCCGTAATAGTCGGAGATGCGGATCGCCATCTCACGAATTTGCAGCCAGACGCCCAGATACTTTGGATGTGGCAAATTGCTGAGTGCGAGTTCCTTCGCACCCTCGGCGACAGAAAGCCATTCCGCACTGTGGCCCCACATTTGCAAGCCATTGCGGCTTGCATCGTCCTCAAGCTCCTCCTTCAGTTTCTCAGTTTTCTCGAGAAGGTGGTGGGTGAATATCATGTATTGATCAGCACCGTCTGCGCGCTTCTTGGCGTCGAGCCATCTCGGAATGAAAACTGCACCGACGAGTGCCGCGACCGACATTACGGCCTGCACCCAGGCGGGCGCGTCTTTTCCAAAATTAATTGGGCCGATAAATCCAAGTGCTCCGAATGTAATCACCGCACCTGCTGCCATCCAACCAGCGTTTTTGAAAGCTCTCACCAAGCTGATTCCCCTTTCTGCTTTCACGATGATCTCCACGGTCTAAGTGCCGGCAGCATACGTAGGGTAAAGCAGCACAGGGAAGGTGCCCGATGCGTCGTGCGATGAGGGCTGCTACCAGACTCGAGCAGGCCTACCAGGACGCCGCACGCGCACTCGGCTGCGTCGTGTGCCGCTGGCGCATCGCCGCCGGCCTGCAGCGCGCCATCCAGTGCGGCCACACGCAGATCCATCACCGCAACCTCGGCGACCTGCACGGCCAGAAGCAGATCGGCCAGCACGCGGTCGTCGCGCTGGGCGCCTGGCACCACGACGGCGACCAGATGCCCGGCATGACCCGCGACCGCATGCGAGAGATTTTCGGACCCAGTTTCAAGCACCACGCCCGCGAGTTCCGCACCTGGACGTTAGATGTCCTGGGCGGCCGCGGGACTGAAGCCTGGCAGACCTACCAGGACCAACTACTCAACATCCCGAGGGCAGCATGAACCAGCAGCAATACGAGAACGCCCGGCTCGCCGGCCACCGCGCGCGTCAGGCCAGCAAGAAGCGCGACGACTCACCGAAGTACGCCATGGGCGAAGAGGGCGCACTGCTCCGCGAGGCTTGGCGCGAGGGCTGGGACGAAGCCGATGCAGAGCGGAGGAAGGCGGCATGAGCATCCAGCAATCAGCGAAGCTGATCTCGAACGGCGATCAGCGCGTGGAGAGTCTGACCAAGCGCGAAGAGTTCGCGAAGGCGGCGATGCAAGGGATCGTCGGCAGCATCCAGAGCGAGGACGGCTACAACCGTTTGGCGCGGCATGCGGCCGTGAACGACATGAAGGTCAGCCAATGGATTGCGCGCGAGGCGGTGAAGCAGGCCGACGCGCTGCTGGCCGCACTGGAGAAGCGGCCATGACCGCCACCCCGATCCGATTTGAGGGCAAGGTGTTCGCGAGTGTCGCCGAGTTCTCGCGCACCTATCCGGCCTATGCGCGGTGCATCGACGCAATCCGCGACGGCGCCGACACGATTGCCGAGGTGGAGCGGCGCGTCGCCGTCGGCAAGCAGAAGGCGATCGCCAGTACACGCGAGCGGGCGCAGCAGGCCTATGCGCTGAAGGCAGGTGCACGATGACGCTGCGCGTGGTCTTCGGAATTGACCCCGGCATGTCCGGCGCCGTGGCCGCGCTGATCGACGGCGAGGCTGGCCCGATCCTGGACATGCCGACAATGACGGTCGGCAAAAAGCAGGAAGTCGATGCGCGTGCGATCGCGGTCTTCATCCGCGAGGTCCGTAGCAAGCACCCCGGCGCGGCATTCGCTGGATGCGTGGAGCGGGTTCGGGCGATGCCGCCGAAGGGGGACCGGAAACCGGGTGCGCAGTCGTCGATGAACTTCGGCGAGAGCTACGCCAAGGCCAAGGCGGTGCTCGAGGTGATGGGCATCCCCTTCAGCCTGGCCGAGCCGCAGAGCTGGAAGCGTCATTTCGGGCTGATCGGTCAGAACAAGGACGCGTCGCGGCAGCTCGCTATCCGCCGCTTCCCGTCCGCCGCGCCCCAGCTGCAGCGCAAGAAGGACGACGGCCGCGCCGAGGCGCTGCTGCTGGCTCTGTGGCACGAGCAGAAGCACCAGCCGGGAGCCCTCGCTGCATGACGCTCAACCCGGCCAACTTGAGCCGCCCCGAGGCGTACTACGAGAAGCTGCTGCGGAAGCGATACGCCGCAGCTGTTCGCAAGCGCGGCCTGTGTGCGTTTTGCACCTGCAGGGATCAGACCTTCGGGATTACCCACTGCAAAGGCGTCGAGAGCCGGCAGATGGGCATGTGCCAGGACGACGGCAGGCTGCCGCAGTTCCGGCTGGATGATGAAACGTTGGAGGAATTTCGCCATGCGGCGTAATGAAGATCCGCTGCTCGTTGAGCTGCGCCGTTGGGGGTACGCCCACGCAAACCGCTACACCCTGAGCCGCGCCGACCGCAGCCGGCACGTGCTGGAGAACGCCAAAGACTATGCGCCGCGCACGGTAGAGCAGGTCTTCCGCGAGCTGGTGGAGCGGGATGGTGGGCAGCGGCGTCGGTTCATGGCTGATCGCGCTCAGCTGAAGGGCTTGGGTGAGATACCGTCATGGGCGGTGGATCCTGTGCGGGCAAGGAACGATGCCGACCGGCCGCATGACAACCCGGAGATCGCCGTCGACATCGGCATTCCCGATGACCTGCGTTGGATCGACCGGGCGCTTTCTACGCTGAGTCGGCAATTCCCGGTACGCGGCGCCGTGATGCGGATCGAGTTCACCGTTGCTGCGAGTCAGTCCGTCAAGGCAAGGATGGTGCAAGAAGAATATGGCGGCAGCTTTAGCCTGCGGCAGTACCGCTACGAGCTGGCGAAGAGCCTGGATTGGCTGCGCGGGGTCCAATCCATGGCCGCTTGACAGTGACGTCACTGAAATGCATGATTCCGGCACTGTCAATAGTTCCCCCTGAAACCCGGCCCAGCGCCGGGTTTTCGCGTTTCTGGGGCCCCAATACCGACCGCTGCCAGCGTGCCAGGTCCTCGTCGAGAAGCGAGGCGCTGCGCGCCGGGATCGCGCACGGGCCGGCGACATGACGCCGCCCACCAATCCGCCGGCGGCGGTCGGTACCTATCGGAGAGCACTGCCGCGATCTGCCCAGCTGGGCGGGACCAGCGCGGCGCAGCGGACCTGCTGAAGGGACAGGACCACCGCGGCGGTGCTCGCCGTTCTTAAATGCCCGCATCCCAGACCGGATCAACTCTTATGCCTAGCCGGCAGCGGAGCGGGCACCTATCGCCGCTTGGACTGGGAGTACCCGGTCGCGGCACCTCCGGCTCGTCGAGAGACGCCCGGGAGACGGCTGCGCATGCAGCGCCGGAACCGTAACCGGCACCTATTTCCGCCGCCGACGCGCGGCTCCAGCCCTGCCAGCCGGCGGGGCTTTTTGTTTGGAGACAGCAATGGCGGTCATCACGCCCGAACAAGCCGGTGGCCGCAACGTCGTGGCCTTCCTCGACATGCTTGCGCATTCGGAAGGCACGTCCACCAGCCCGGCCACGAAGAACGCCGGGTACGACGTCATCGTCACCGGCGCTGATCGCAAGCCGGAGATCTTCACCGACTACTCCCGGCATCCGTTCGCCGGCGGCCGCAAGTCGAAAGCGATCAACTCGAAGGGGCTGACCAGCAACGCGTCTGGCCGCTACCAGTTCATGCTCAAGGACTACGCGCACTACCGCGACCTGCTGAGGCTGCCGGACTTCGGCCCGCTCTCTCAGGACCGCTGGGCGCTGCAGCTGATCAAGGAGCGGCGCGCGATCGCCGACATCCAGGCCGGTCGCTTCGTGGAAGCGGTGGCGAAGGTGCGCAACCTGTGGGCCAGCCTGCCAGGTGCCGGCTACGGCCAGCCCGAGCACGCGATCGAGAAGCTCATCGCCGCGTACAAGAAGGCCGGCGGCAAGGTCGGGAGTGCATGACGATGCCGGACCTGGACGACGCAGGCCTGCTGCAGGTCGAGCGCGAATCGCGGGATGAGGCGGTCGTGCTGCTGAAAGAGGTGTGGGGCCTGACGCAGCGTCCGCGCCTCGATGGCCACAACGTGATGCGTCTCGGCTATGGACGAGCGATCGAGCTGCGTGACCAGAGTGAGCAGGTGGCGACCATGGAGCTGACCGAGGATCTGATGGTCGCCCAGCACCTGCTGCGCGGGCGCTTCTTCGAGCTGTTGACGGTCCACCCGGAGATGCGCCCCTCGCTGCCGTACATCATCGCGATCGCCGACATCATCGGCGCTGAGGCAGTGCGCGGTAGCAGCGAGCTCTGGGCGGCTGCCCGCAAAGGCGACTGGGTGGAATTCGGCTCGATCATCCAGGAGTTCCGATGGGACTACTTCAGCCTGTCCACCGATCGCGACAAGCGCGCGGTGAGTCGGCTGGTCATGAAGCTGGTGATGGGAGCATCGGCGGGCGCGTCATGACCTTCATCACCAGGAACATGGGCACAGCCCGGTTGGGTATCGCCCTGATCGTCTTTCTGCTCTACGGCCTGGCCATCGCTGTGCTCGTCAACTCAGAGATCCCGGCGGGCAACAAGGACGTGCTCATGCTGCTCTTGGGAAACCTGGGTCCATTGATGGGCGCCATCGGCGGCTACTACTACCGGTCGCAGCGCGAGGCGGGCTCCTGACATGGCCGATCACTGGGACCGAGGCCTTCCGCCTCCCCGCGATCCACCCGGCTGGCTGATCACCGCCCTGTGCGGGCTGCTGCTGGCCGCGCTGGCCTGGATCTGGATTACCTACACCAACGCAAGGATCTGACCATGCGCATCATCAAGCAGGGGCGTCACCCGTCGCTCGGGGACACCCACGAGAGCACCTGCAACACCTGCGGCACCGTGTTCGAGTGGAATACCAACGAGGCCATTCGCCACCCCGACCAGCGCGAGGGCGATTACTACAAGATCGCCTGCCCGCTGTGCGGTGCGTCGGCGACCAAGGCGGTAGCGGAGAAAGCGCCGTGAACCGCATAGCGGTCGCCATCATCGCCGCGCTCATCTGGTCGGGCGCCATGATCGGTGCCGGCTGGGCGTGGCGCGGTGATCGTGCCGAGGGTGCCACCAGCGAGCAGAAGGCAGGGGCCGCCCTCGGCGCCCTGGCCGGGGAGCAGGCCGCCCGGACGACAGAACACCAGCAGGCCGGAGCCGCGCAGCAAGCCGGCGACAAGGCCACCACCCGAGAGGACAAGATCGATGCTGACTACGACGCACGCATTGCGGCTGCTGTTGCTGGCCGTGACTCCGAGCTTGGCCGGGTTCGGCGGCTGTGGGCAGGTTGTGAAACCGACCGCCTGTCCGGTGGTGCCGCCGCTGCCGCAGAAGCTGCTGAGCAAGACCGACTACGCGGGGCAAGTGCGGCGCGAGTTGTACGAGCCTGCGAGCTCGCCCAGTCCGAGCGCGACGAAGCCGTCGACCGATACCAAGCCGTCCAATCCACTGCCGAGGTGAAGCCATGAGCCTGTCCTACTGGAATCCCGAAGCTGGCCGAAAGGGCAGCAATCCACCACCCAAGGGTGCCAGGCCTGCGCCGCCGCCGAATCCGCCGAAAGCGCCAAGTCGGCGGTAGCACTCGACTCTCCTGATTGATCTCGGCCCCACCCGGAGGGCCAAACCCATGCCCAAGAAGAAACCCAAGCCCAAGGCGCGTGCAGCGCCCGGACTGACCCAGAAGCAGCAGCGCTTCGTGGTCGAGTACCTGAAGGACCAGAACGCAACCCAGGCGGCCATCCGCGCCGGGTACAGCGAGAAGACCGCCAGGAGTGTCGGGTCGGAGAACCTGACCAAACCCGACATCGCTGCCGCCATCCAGAAGGCGCAGGCCAAGGTCGCCCAGCAGGCAGCCGTGACCGTGCATTCCCTGGCTGCAGAGCTGGAGGAAGCCCGGGGCATTGCCCAGGGAGAGAAGCAGGCGTCCGCGATGGTCGCCGCCACCATGGGCAAGGCAAAGCTGTACGGCCTCGCCGTCGAGCGCCACCGCCATTCCGGTGCCATTGGCACCTACGACCTGAGCAAACTGTCAGACCATGAGCTCGATCGCCTTGAATCGATCCTCGGTCCGCTTGCCGTCGCTGGCGGAGATCCGAGCGGAGAGGTCGAGGCGGGAGGCTGAGCGTGAGCGGCTGCGGATTGCTGAGGACGTTGAGGGTATCCGGGCGCGGTCGCAGTCGCTGGAGGGATTCATCCGCGAGCACTGGCACGTGCTTGAACCGACAAGGCCGCTCAAGATCGGTTGGGCACTGCGCGCGATGTGCCTGCACCTGGAGGCGGTCACAGAGGGGCGCATCCAGTTCCTGCTGATCACCGTGCCGCCCGGCATGATGAAGTCGCTGGTGCTGGTGTTCTGGACTGCCTGGGAGTGGGGCCCTTGCGGCCGTGCCGACCTGCAGACGCTGGCCACCTCCTACAGCCAGCCGAACGTCCTGCGCGACAACCTGAAGCTGCGACGCCTCATCGAGAGCGACCAGTTCCAAGCGGCGTGGCCGCTGAAGCTGCGGGGCGACCAGAACGCCAAGGGCAAGTTCGAGAACACCGGCAACGGCTTCAGCGAGGCCCGGCCTTTCAGCTCAATGACGGGCGGGCGCGGCGACCGGGTCAAGGTCGACGATCCACACTCGACGGAAACAGCCGAGAGCGACGCCGAGCGCAAGACCGCCGTCCGCATCTTCCGCGAGGGCATCACCGACCGCCTCAACGACATCACGTCGTCGGCCATGGTCATCATCATGCAGCGCCTGCACCAGCAGGACATTGCAGCGGTGGCCATGGAGCTGGATCTGGGCTTCGTCCACCTCAACCTTCCGATGGAGTTCGAGGAAGAGCGGACCGACAAGGACGGGAAGAAGACCGGCGGCGCTTGCCGCACCTACGTCGACGGCAAGCTGTTCTTCGAGGATCCGCGCACGCAGGAGGGCGAGCTGCTCTTTCCGGAGCGTTTCCCCCGCGCCGAGATCGAACGGCTGAAGCGCGCCAAGGGCACCTACGCGTATGCCGGCCAGTACCAGCAGCGGCCGACGCCGCGCGACGGTGGCTCGTTCAAGCGGGATTGGTTCGAGGTCGTGGAAGCTGCCCCGGCTATCTCGACGGCTCGCAAGGTTCGGCGGTGGGACTTCGCTGCGACGGATCCGAAGGAGAAGACCAGCAGCGATCCTGACTACACGGTCGGTCTGCTGCTGGGCGAGACGGGCGGCATTTACTACGTGCTCGACGTGGTGCGCGACCAGGTGTCGCCCGCCGGCGTGGAGCGGATGCTGACGAACACCGCGCGGCAGGACGGTAGGACGATCAAGGTGCGGATTCCGCAGGATCCTGGCGCGGCCGGCAAGTCCAACGCCGCGCACCAGATCAAGCTGCTGGCCGGCTGGGATATCAAGGCCGCGATCGAGTCCGGATCGAAGGAGGTCCGCGCAACACCGGTGGAGGCTCAGGCCGAGGCCGGGAACATCAAGCTGGTGAATGGCCCCTGGGTGGCCGCCTTCCTCGACGAAATCGCCGAGTTCCCCAACGCCAAACACGATGACCAGGTGGACGCGCTCTCTGGCGCATTCGCTGAGCTGGTCACAGGCAGCACCTACAACCTTGGAAACGCACTCTGATGGGCAAGCTCGCACAACTCAAAGACGGGCTGGTCAATCTCGTGGCCAACCTGGGCACCGGACGCGATAAGGCGCTGCACAGCCACTACGCGCTCACGCCGCTGAGCGACATTGATGCCAGCAACGCCTATCGCGGCACGTGGCTCGCTCGCAAGATCATCGACATCCCTGCACTCGACGGCTGCCGCAACTGGCGGACGTGGAATGCCGATCAGACTCAGATCAGCGCCCTCGAGGCGGAGGAGAAGCGCCTTGGCCTGCAGGTGAAGCTGCTGGAGGCCCACACCAAGGCGCGGCTCTTCGGTGGCGCTGCGATCTACATCGGTACCGGTGATACGGACCCCACGAAGCCGCTGGATCCGACGCGCGTCAGGAAAGAGGGCATCAAGCACCTCAACGTGCTGACCAAGCGCGTGCTGAGCGCTGGCGAGCAGGATCGCGATGCCGAGTCGCCCACCTACGGCCAGCCCGCGTTCTACACGCTGACATCAGCCCGAGCCGGTCAGGTCGAGATTCACCCCTCGCGGCTGGTGATCCTGCACGGTGCCCATCGGCCGGACCCCGATATCGATCACGGCGACGGCTGGGGCGACTCGGTTCTGATGGCCACCAGCGACGCGGTGAAGCAGGCGGACAGCACGAGCGCCAACATCGCCAGCCTGGTGTTCGAAGCCAAGGTCGATGTACTGAACATCCCTAACCTGATGTCGCAGCTGGCAGACCCTGCGTATGAGGCGCAACTGCTCCAGCGCCTGCAGCTCGCGGCGATGGCCAAGGGCATCAACGGCATGCTGGTGCTGGATGGGGAGGAAACGTACACGCAGAAGTCGGCGTCCTTTAGCGGATTGGTCGACGTGATGCTGGCCTTCCTACAGCAGGTGTCAGGCGCGGCGGATATCCCGCTGACGCGTCTTCTGGGCCAGTCGCCCGGCGGTTTGAACAGCACCGGCGACAACGACATCCGGAACTACTACGACCGCATCAAGTCAGGCCAGGAGCTGATCTACACGCCGGCTATGTCGGTGCTGGATGAGTGCCTGATCTATTCGGCTCTCGGCACCCGCCCGGCGGACGTGTTCTACAGCTGGCGCAGCCTGTGGCAGACCAGCGACACCGAGCGCGCCACCAATGGCAAGACCACGGCCGACATGATCAAGACCCTCGCCGACACCAAGCTGATCCCCGACGAGGTGTTGGCCGAGGTGGCGGTGAACATGCTGACCGAGGCGGGCGTAGCGCCTGGCTTGGAATCGGCGATGGACGACTTCACCAAAGCGAACCCTGACTGGCAGGAAGACCAGGAAGAGGACGAGCGCGCGGCGCTAGCTGCTGCTGGCCAGTCCAAGCAGCCGGACGTCAACGAGGAGTAACCCATGTTTCTGAAAGATCGAGTCTCGGTGTCGGCGCCACGCCGCACCGCGGACGGCTACCTCGTGGCCGATGCAAAAGTGGCCCGCACCGGCATCCAGAACTATCTGGGTTCGGAGGTGGGCAAGCCGGACATGCCCATCGTGCGGCTGTACCGGCCGCCCGAGGAGGTCTTCTCCGACGCCACGCTGCGCAGCTTCGCGCACCGGCCCATGACCAACGACCACCCACCGGTGATGGTCGATGCCAGCAACTGGAAGCAGTACGCGGTCGGCCAGACAGGCGACGAGGTGCGACATGACGACAAGTTCGTGCGCGTGCCGCTCGTGCTCATGGACAAGGCAGCCATCGCCGACTGGGAGGCCGGCAAGGTCGAGCTGTCGCAGGGCTACACCGCCGAGATCGTCTTCGAGGATGGCGTGACGCCCGGAGGCGAGCCGTACGACGCCGTGCAACGAAACATCCGCAACAACCATCTCGCGCTAGTCGACCGGGCGCGCGGTGGTGAACACCTTCGTATCGGCGACGACAACCCACTGAGGAAAATCACAATGCCTGACATCAAGACCCGGACCGTCCTGGTCGATGGGCTGTCCGTCGAAACCACCGACGCCGGCGCCCAGGCCATCGACAAGCTGCTGCGCCAGCTCTCCGACTCCAACGCAGTTGCCGCGCGCCAGGCGACCGACCACACCGCAGCCCTCGCGCTGAAGGATGCCGAGATCGCCAAGCGCGACGCCGCCATCGACGACCTGAAGGGCAAGGTGCTGGACGCCGCCGCCCTGGATGCGCGCGTGCAGGCGCGTGGCGACCTGCTGGCCACGGCCAAGGCGATCCACGACGCCGACTATCGCGGCAAGAGCGATGCGGACGTTCGCAAGGTTGCCGTCATCGGCAAGCTCGGCGACGCCGCCATCACCGGCAAGGGCGACGCCTACATCGAGGCGCGCTTCGACATTCTGGCCGATAGCTGCAAGCCCAAAGATCCCGTTGTGCAAGCGCTGAAGGACGGCGCCGGATTCCGCACCGTCGTGCAGGACAACGGCTACGCCGCGTCCGTCGCCGGCCTCGATTACCGCACCAAGAACCAGGGGGCCTAAGTCATGGCACTGCAAACCAACTACCCGGACATCCAGCCTGCGGCCGTGCGCGGCATGCAGGCCACGATGCTCCCGTCCACCGTCATCTCCCGCAACGTCGAGGACGTCGCAGGCCTCGCGTTCGGCCTGGCTGTGGCACAGGGTGCTGCGGACAAGGGCATCGTCACGTTCGGCGGCGCCAACCTGAAGTTCGTCGGCATCACGCTGCTGGATCGCTCGGCCACGGGCCTGGATCTGTTCCCGCAGCGTGCATCGGCGCGCGTCATCACCAAGGGCGACATCTGGGTGACCGCCTCGGTCGCCGTCGCCGCCGGCGATCCGGTGTACCTCACCGCAGCCGGCGCATTCACCAACGTCGCCACCAACAACACCGCCATCAATGGCGCCCGCTGGGACACCAGCACCACCGCGGCAGCCCAGTTGGCCGTCGTCCGTCTCGGCTAAGGAGCCCAGCCACATGCGTGCACATCCACTCTTCGACGCCCAGGTAGTTATGGGCTTCGTGGTCTCGCAGACCACGATCATCGAGCCCGGCGTCTACCGGACCGTCTATCCGGACATCCAGTACCGCGATCTGATCCCGGTCGATACGTCCGGCAGCGAGTTCGCAACGTCGGTCACCTACTACTCGCAGGACCAGTACGGCAAGGCTGACTGGATCAACGGCAACGCCGACGACATCCCGAAGGCCGGCACCAACCGCTCGCAGTTCCAGACCGGCGTGCACACCGCTGGTATCGGCTATGGCTACGGCTGGGAAGAGGTCGGCCGCGCGCAACTGCTCGGCATCAACCTGCCCAACGAGGACGCCGCCGCCGCGCGTCGTGCATCGGAGGAGATGGTCGATCGCGTCGCGCTGCTCGGTGATGCCAGCAAGGGTTTCACCGGGTTGTTCAACGCTGCCGGTGTCACGCCATCTGCTGCGCCGACCGGTGCCTGGGGCACCTTGCAGGCGGCCGGCAATGCAACGTCGGATCAGATCGTCGCCGACATGAACTCGGCGCTGCTCAACGTCTTCAATGGCACCAACACCACCGCCATCGCCGACCGTCTGCTGCTGCCGTGGTCGAAGTTCATGCTCATCTCCACCAAGAAGATGAGCGACTACAGCGACATGACCATCCTGCAGTACTTCCTGGCCAACAACGTCTACACCGCGACGACCGGCCAGCAGCTGACGGTGCGCGGTTTGCGCGGGCTGGATAACGCCGGTGTCGGCAACGTGGCGCGCATGGTCGCGTACCGCTACGACGCCAACGTGCTGAAGCTGCACATGCCAATGCCGCACCGCTTCCTGCCGGTGTACCAGAGCGGTCCGCTGCGCTGGGACGTGCCGGGCGTGATGCGCCTGGGCGGCCTGGACGTGCGCCTCCCGAAGCAGGTCGTCTACGTCGACGGCATCTGATCCACAACGGCCCCGCGCGTCATCGGCGGGGCCACACCGGAGCATGCAATGAAGATCAGCAACAACCACAAGACGCCGCTGGCGTTGCCGGACGGCACCGAGATCATTCCCGGCTCGCCGGCCACCGTGCCGAACTGGCCGGCCATCAAGAAGAACGCCGTCGTGCAGGCGTGGCTCGCCGCGAACATCCTCAGCGAGTCGGAGGACGACACCGCGCCGTTCCTGCTCGGCACGTTCAATCTGCCCGACAGCATCCTGCTGATCGAAGGCGGCGAGAGCGTCACGCGCGACGACGTCGTGCAGCACGCATTCAAGGCTTCGGCCCTGGCGCTGGAAGACTGGAACTCGCTGGATGAGGTGGACCGCGAGGCTCGCATCAGCGCATCGCTCGACGCGCTGAAGGCCGAAGCCGCTGCCGCCGCGCAGGCGGTGATCGACGCGAAGGTCGCCGCCGACCAGAAGAAGGTTGATCTGATTGCCAAGCTGCAAGCAGGCGGCATCAATCACGACAAGCGCTGGGGCGTGGACAAGCTGCAGGCCGCGCTGGACGAAGCCGAGAAGTCGAAGACCGGGAGCTGACCATGTACGGCACGCTGGAAGGAGCAGACGACTATCATCGGATCCGTGGCAACACGGCATGGGCAGCAGGCAGCGAGGAAGCCCGCACGGCGTCGCTGGTGCGCGGTACCGACTACATCGACGGCCGGTACCGGGTGCTGCTGCTTTCGGGCCGGTGGCAGTCGATGTTCCCCGGCGTGCGTACAGACGGGCGTGGCCAGCCGAACGAGTGGCCACGCACCGGCGCAGTCGATTACGACGGCAACCCGATCGCCGCCGACGCGGTGCCGATCGAGGTTGAGTACGCGGCGTACGAAGCAGCGCTGCGCGAGCTGGCCAGGCCCGGCAGCCTGTCGCCGGACTTCGTGGCGAGCGCGCTGGCGATCCGCAAGAAGGTCGGGCCGATCGAAGTTGCGTACAGCGACAAGTCGGCCGATGGCGGGGTGCCGAATCGCCCGGTCATTTCGGTGATTGACGAGATCCTCGCGCCGTTAATTCGCCGGCCGGCCACGTTGCCTGCGGTGTTTGTCGTATGAGCGCGTTCTACGACGAAATGCAGGGCGTCGCTGTCGAGATGATCGACGAGTTCGGCTACCTCACACAGCTGGAGCGTGACGGCGCCATCACCGGGCCGCCGCACAACCCGCAGCAGGGGCCACCGACGCGGCACGACTGCAAGGTGGTGGAAGTCGACTACAGCCTGACCAACCGGGACGCCACGCTGGTGCTGCAGGGGGACAAGCTGGGGCTGATCTCCACCGATGTCGCCATTGAGCCGACGAAGGACGACCGGATCTTGCTCAGCGGCGTGCTGTATCGCTTCATTGACCTGCAGCCGCTGTCACCGGGTGGGCAGATCCTTCTCTACGAATTCCACGCGAGACGCTGATGGCCACCACGACTTCCCGCCAACTCGAACAGCTGGCGGCGAAGTTGGAGCCGGCCATCGCGCGCGCCTTCCTCAAGGCGATATCCGAGGTTACGAATCAGGCAGGCGTGCAGCTCATCGCAGACCTGCTGCAGGCCGGGCGGATCGACGACGTGCTCACCGTCATGGGGCTGGACGAGCCGCGCTTTGCGGACCTGGGCGAAGCGCTGCGCAACGCCTACGCGGCAGGTGGGCAGCAGGGCGTGTCGGAGATGCCGAAGATGCGGCTAAGCCTGGACCCGATCATCACCGGCAACTACAAGCCACGGCAGGACGTGCGGTCGCCCGCGCTGCGCCCGAGCTTCGACCTGCGCAACGCCACCGCCGAGGCCTGGCTGCGCGACAAGTCCAGCAACCTGATCACCGGCATCGTCAACGACCAGCGCACGCTGATCCGCAACGTACTGGAGAGCGGCATGGTCGCCGGCCGCAATCCTCGGCAGAGCGCGCTGGACATCGTGGGGCGCGTCGGCGACACCGGCAGGCGCACCGGTGGCGTGCTGGGGCTGACAGCGCAGCAGGGCCAGTTCGTGCAAAGCATGCGCGGCGAGCTGGCCAGCGGTGACCCAAGGGAAATGGCGAAGTACTTCGGTCGGAAGCGTCGCGACAAACGCCTGGACGGCATCGTCAAGCGCGCCATCGCCGCCGGCAAGCCGGTATCGCAGGCGGACATCGACAAGATCGCTGGGCGCTATGCAGACAGGCTGCTGCAGCTGCGAGGCGAGATGATCGCGCGCACCGAGTCGATCGGCAGCTTGAGTGCTGGACGCGAGGAGGCGTATCGGCAGCAGATCGCATCGGGCGCGCTGGCGGCGGAGAACGTAATTGGCACGTGGTCCGACACCGGCGACAAGCGCACGCGCCACACGCACAAGGCTATGAACGGGCAACGGCGGAACTTCGGCGAGCCTTTCCAGTCGCCGAGCGGGGCGCTGATGAATTACCCAGGCGACACCAGCCTCGGTGCCGGCGCAGACGAGATCGTCGGCTGCCGTTGCACGAAGCAGTACCGGATCGACATGACGGCGGAGGTGCTACGTGGCAAGCAAGTTCGGTGACCAGGTCCGTGCATTCGCGGAGAAGGCGAAACAGCGGCAGGAGGCCATCTTTCGCGAGTCGGCGCAGGCGGTGATGGATCAGGCCAACACGCCGGAGGGACGAGGCGGGAAGATGCCGGTTGATACAGGGTTTCTGCGCAACTCTGTCGCTGCATCGAAGGATGGCCCGGCGTCGTCGGAAAGCGGCGAACCCGCGCTGGTCTTCGCAGCGCTGCAGCTGGGCGAGTCGGTATGGGCCGGCTGGACCGCCGCCTATGCGATGCGCATGGAGCATGGATTCAGCGGCAAGGACAGCTTGGGCCGGCAGTACGAGCAGGCCGGCAAGGGCTTCATGCGCTCTGCTGCGCAGAACTGGGACTTCATCGTCAACGAGGTCACCGCAAAGGTGAAGGCACGCATTCCATGAGCGACACCACGATCTATGACGCCTTCGCCGGCCTGGTTGGCGCCTTCGCCGCGAGTATCGGCCTGCCGTGCTCCTATCCGGGCATCGGTTTCACTCCGCCCACCAGCGGATCCTGGCTCGAACTGCAGTGGTTCCCCAACCAGACGCAGAATTACGGCATGGAGGACGACGGGCCGTCGCTGATGCAGGGTTTCGGCCAGCTGGCGGCGTGCTATCGGCCGGGCGCCGGCATCATGGTCGGCACGCAGCTAACCGACCAGATCATCGCCGCATTCGGCAAAGGCACGACCTTCGCCGGCATGCGCGTGTACCGCATGCCCTGGACCTCAACCATCATCCAAGACCCGGAGCGACACATGCATCCGGTGACCATCATGTGGCGCGGCTTCGTGAGCTGAGCCACACTTAATTTGCTGATGGATTGTCCCGGCGCGGTCGGTGTAGCCGGGGACTGCAGGAGACGCGCCTGCATGCATGCCCATGGACGAGCACACCATGGGATTGGGTCGGCCTTCGTCGCGTGGGGCAGTGGTTCGAATCCACATCATCAGCACCATATTCAGAGCAGTTAGAGCGCTGGAGAAAATCAGATGGCACCCGAAACGATGGCGGTGATATTTGAAGGTAGAGAAATTCAAAGGCCCGTTGCGGAGGTCTATTACGCTCATTATCCAGATGGCAGCAGCCACGTTGCTGGGCTTAGACCTGAAACCAAACCGGGCGAGGTGGTCCTAAGTACTGTAGATGGTCCGCCGATCATCATCCTCGACAACAGTCGACAACCCTGAAAAATCGAAGGTCCGGAGGCCCGCCAAGTGCGGGCCTTTTCTTTCCCCAACCCCGCCCCGTGGCGGGTTTTTTTATGCCCAAAGCGAGGAGATATCAGCAATGGCTGAGGCACAAACCAACAGTGGTTCCAAGCTCTTCATCTGCGCCACGCCGAAGAACGAGGATCTGACCCAGACCCAGTTCGCGGCGTTGACGTACGTGCAGGTCAAGAAGGTCGGCAGCGTCGGCGAGCGCGGCCTGACCACCAACATCGTCACCTACGACACGTGGGACACCGCCGTCGCACTGAAGGGCAAGGGCATCTCGAATGCCGGTGATCCAGAGGTCGAGATGGCGCGCGTGCTGGCCGATCCGGGCCAGATCGCCATGCGCGCTGCTGGTGCTCCAGATGTCGCCGACGCGTACGCCTTCAAGGTCGAGCGTCCGTCCGGCGAAACCGAGTACATGCGCGGCCTGGTCACCGGTCCCCGCACGCCCGGTGGCCGTAACGAGGACTTCGTGCTGCACGTCTATTCGCTCGCCCTGAACCAGGTGCCGATCGAAGTGCCGGCACCGGTCACCCCGTAACCGAACAGCGGGGGATAGGGCGGCCGCCTGATAAGCCGGATCTGATCCAGCCGGCTTCCCTCGCTTCCTCTCCGGATCGATCGCAAAGGATCACCCATGACTGAATTGACCACCATCGTTGCAGCCGAGCGCGTCATCGATATCAAGCATCCCGCCACCGAGGCTCCTGTGGGCCTGCGCATCACGCTGCTGCCCGATACCCACCCGAAGGTCCGCGAGGCCAGCCGCAAGGCGCTGGATGACCGCCTGATGGGCAAGGGCAAGATCACCGCGTCGAAGATGGAGCAGGGCCGCACCGACATGCTCGTTGCATCTGTCGGCGGTTGGGAGTGGCTGGGCGACCTGACCTTCCACGGCAGCAAGCCGGATCTGACCGACGAATCGCTGCGCAAGGTGCTGAAGGAGCTGCCGTGGATCAGCGACCAGCTCGAGGTGGAGCTGGGGAACCGCGCGGAGTTTTTTCGCAGCCCTGAAGGCGAGGATCTCTGACGCCACGTATCTCACCGTCCGGTACGACATGCCGGACGCGAAGGGCGAGACGCGGCGGCAGCGCAACGCCCGCTTCGACGAACCGGCGCCCGCCGTCGACATGCCAGAGGAAGCCACTCACGTGTGGGACTGGTTCTGGTTGATCTCAGGCCGGCGCCGATCCGGCCCTGAGGCGCTGTCCTACGCCGAACTCGACGCGTGGAAGCGCCTGCTGCTGCGCGATGTGCTCCCCGAAGAGGTGGAGATGCTCATGGCGATGGACGACGCCTACCTGCGTGCCGTGCGCGAAGAACAAGCAGCGGCGCGCGAGCGGCCGCCGGAACCGAGCAACACCTGGAGCTGATTGATGGATATCGCCGAACTTGGCTTTAAGGTCGATTCGAGTGGCCTGGTCGAAAGCACCAGGGCACTGGACCAGAACGCCGCCGCAGCCGACAAGGCCAGTGGATCAGCAGATCGGCTGGAGCGTTACTTCCAGTCGATGTCCCGCTCGATCGACCGCTCAGCCGTTGCGCTCGGCGACCGTTTGGGCGGAGCGCTGGAGCGGATCGGCGTCGGTACCGGCACGGTAATCACCGAGCTGCAGGCGATGAACCGCGCGCAGGCGGAGATCGTCTCGGCGCTGGCGGCTATGGAAGGCCGTCTCACCGGCGCGGCGGCTGGACTGCAGGCCTACAGTGCGGCGGGCAAGAGTGCCGCTGCCGATGCGAGTGCGTCTGCCGCGGCGTCGGAGAAGCTGGAACGGCAGCTGGCCGAGCAGGAGGCGCGCTACCGCAGCGTCGCGCAGCAGGCGATGGCCTATGCCGAAGCAGGCCGCACGACGAACCTGTCGGATCGTGCCCTTGCTGAGGCTGCACGCGACGCGGCAGCGGGCATCGACGTGCAGGCTGCGGCTATGTCGCGCGCCGGTACCGAGCAGGAACGCATGGTGGCGCGTGCGCGCGCGTTGCAGGAAGCCGAGGCACGCACCGCCAACCAGGCGCGCGCAGCGGCGGAGGCGGCGCAGGCGCAGGAGATCAACCTGAAGCGCCTGCTCGCGCAGATCGATCCCACCGTTGCCGGATTGAACCGGCTCGCCGAGATGGAGGAGCGGCTGGAGCGTGCCGGCGATCTGGGGCTGATCAAGCCGCAGGTAATGCAGCAGTACCAGGCGCAGATCGAGGCAAGCCGGCAGGCGCTACTGAAGTCCAAGAACACCACCGAGCAATACGGCATGACCGCGCGCCAGACGGCCGCGGCGATGCGCATGATCCCGGCGCAGATGACGGACATCGTCACCAGCGTGGTCGCCGGCCAGCCGATCTGGATGGTGGCGATCCAGCAAGGTGGCCAGCTGAAGGACCAGCTCGGCGGGATCGGCCCTGCAGCAAAAGCCGTGTCGTCCTACGTGCTGGGCATGGTCAACCCGTTGACGGTGTCGGCCGCCGCTGCACTCGCGTTGGCGGTGGCGTTGAAGCAGAGCCAGGACGAGCTGTTCGACTTCCAGAAGAACCTGATCCTCACCGGCCGCAATGCGGACATCAGTGGCGCGCAGTTCCGGGGCTTGGTTGGCGAGATCGACAAGCTCGCGGGCGTGTCACGCGGAGGCGCCGTCGATGCGCTCAATTCGGTAGCTGCCTCCGGCCAGTTCGCCGGCAAGCAGTTCTTGATGGTCGCCGAAGCTGCGGCGCGCATGGAAGCGTCCACAGGTCAGGCCAGCAGCAAGACCGTGGAGGCGTTCCAGCGCATCGCGCGTGATCCTGTGAATGCACTGGTGGCGCTCAACAATCAAGAGGGCTTCCTCAACGCCGCGCAGCTGGAGCGCATCCGCACGCTGCAGGAGGAGGGCAACGAGCAGCAGGCTGTTGCTGAAGCGCTGCAGATCTACTACGAGCGCTCGATCAACGTGGCCAATCAAGCCGAGGCAGCAATGCCTAGCTTGGTGAAGTGGTGGCGAGATGTGAAGGATGAGGTGGGTGGTGCCTGGGGCGAGGTAATGACCTTCAGCACTGAGCTGGAGAAGCTGGGCGGGAAACTGAAGAACCTCCTCCCTGCATCCGGCCTGCAGTTCGACATGATCGCCACGCTCGCATCGCCAAAGGCTCAGATGCAGCGTTTGAACTCTCTGATCGGCGGCGGCCGCATGCCCACGCCGGTTTTCGAGGTGGAGGTAAATGGTGGCAAAGCGATTGAAGATCTGGCGAAGGTCTACCAGGAGCAGGATGTAGCGGCTAAGGCAGCATCGGAAGCACTTACCACGCGGCTTGCCGGGCTTGACCGTGAGTCGGCAAAGCTGGCTGCGCGTAACAAGATCATCGAGCTTTACAACAAGCTGGAGGGTGCGCGCGACGCGAAGGGGAACCCCGATTCGCGTCTATCCGATGGCTCAATGCAAAGGCTCATCGCGCAGTCCAACGCGCAGATCGACAAACAGTTCAACCAGCGGGAAGGTATTGGGAGAAAGGACACGTCGTTCGCGACGCTGATCAATCAGATCAACCAGCAGACGGCGGCGATAGATGCTCAGGCGTTGTCGACGGATAAGCTGACTGCAGCAGAGAAGTTTGCCGAAAGGACACGGGCCGGGGATACGTATCAGAAGGCCACAAGGGCCGAAAAGGATCTGGTCGACGCGAAGCTTGCCCACTTGGTGACGCAGGAAAAGATCAACGACGAATCGCTCCGCACTCAGCGCGAGCTGGCAGCGCAGGCAGCTCTCACCGAGCGGCTGAAACAGCTTGAGAAGCAGCGACAGGAGCAATCCAATGTCGATCTCATGGGCATCGGTCGCGGCGCCGACGCCACGCAAATGCTGCAGCGTCAATTGGAGATTCAGCGAGAGTACTTGCGCGAGCGGGAGAAGCTCGAAAAGGCACAGCTGGACAAGAACACCGCACTAAGCCCGGGCGCGTACAACGCACAAGTGGCGGAGCTGGAGGGGAGTCTCTCGCGTTCGCTAGACATCGAGCGGGGCTACCAGCAGCAGCGGATGGACTTGCTGGGCGATTGGCGAACAGGCTTCACGCGCGTGTGGGACGACTACGTCTTTGCCGCAGCAAATGCATCTGAGCAAGCTGGCTCGCTTCTTGTGAATGGACTCAGCGCCGGCGAAGACGCGTTCGTCCGGTTGGCGCAAACCGGAAAGCTCTCTTTCAGCAGCCTTATCGATTCGATGATCGCCGACCTGGCGCGCTACGCGTTCAAGCAACAGGCGGTTGGTCTGATCGGTGCGTTTATGGGTGGTGGAGTTGGAGCCGCCGGATCTGCTGCAGTTACTGGCGGCACGCAGTCGATCACGAGCAGCTTGGGCGATTCGCTAGTCAGTGGCTTCAGCTTCGGCGGCGGTCGCGCGAATGGCGGCCCAGTCGCACCGGGCTCGCTTTACGAAGTGGGCGAAGGCGGCGACCCGGAGCTGTTCCAGCAGGGAGGCCGCAGCTACCTGATTCCGGGGAACCGCGGCCAAGTGGTTCCAGCAGCGCCGATGGCGTCCGGTGGCTCTAGTACGAACGCCGGGGTGGAGGTCAATGTCAAAGTCATCAACGCCCCGCCGGGAACGACCGCCACTGCAACGCGCAACGACCGAGGCGGAGTGGATGTTGAGATGTTGATCGGCGCCGTCGACAAGGCGATTGGAGGTCGGATTGCCGCCGGCACCGGCGCCACCTATGCGGGGATTAAGGGGCGGCTAGACGTCCGGGATAGGCGCTGATTGCCTATTCCGGCTGGCGCGGTGGTGCGCCCATAGAAGCCAGAAACGAGTCAACCATCCTGCCGACCGATGTCGTGTTGTGCCTGGCTGCGTCAACAAGCTTGGCTTTGATATCAGCCGGAACGGTGTAATCGCTGTTGGCGATGGTGTCTGCCATTTCCTCCTCTGCGGCTGAAATTACATCGAACGCGGCGCCGCGCGGATCGTCGTGCTCGCGCGTCGCCGTGGCGATTGCGAAGGCTACTAGGACGTTGAGCGACATCAGGCGACCCATAACGTCGAGGTCTACATTTTGATTTTCCATTGTTCAACTCTTCATTGGCCGGAGGGCGGAGTATGACCGCCATGGGTTCTCCTGGGGAGCGCGCCTAATGGCCAGCTTTCCCTCAAATATTCGACTGCTGGTCGGCGATCTCGGTGAAGAACCGGACCCGTCCGTGCAGCGCACCGAGATGGAACGCGGCCCGGCCAAGCAGGCAATCATCAACACGCGCGTCATGGTGGAGCTGCCGATCACCATGGTGTTTTTGACTGCCGAATCGATGGCCGCGTTTGACGACTTCTACTTCGACGAAATCGGTCGCGTGGGCTACTTCGACATGGTGCATCCGCGCACGCGGCAGCAGATATCTGCGCGCTTCAAGGGTGGTGCGATCGGTCGCCTGCAATCCACCAACTCCGCATTTACGCAAGGCACGCGGCAGGCTGTTTTGGAGTACCGGCGATGAGCAATTTTCTGGAACGTCGGCAGCGCGTCACCGATCCGGATGGGCCGCTGGAGCTGCTTGAGATGACCGCGCCATCGTTCGGCGCGGTCCTGCGCATCGCCAACGACACGCGGGATTGGGTGAGCAACGGCAACACCTACGCCGGGTATTCGTTCCGCTTCACGCCGCCCACGGATGCGGCCGGGCAGACGCCGCGCGCGCAGCTAGAGGTAGACAACGTCGGCCGCGGTATTACCGATGATCTGGAGCGCCTTCAGCCCAACGAAATGGTGATGTGCCGTGTCCTGATCACGGACCGTGCGCAGCCCGACGTCATTGCGCGGCGGTTCTATCTCCCGCTGACGCAGGTGCGCGCCGCTGGCCCGCTGATCACCGCACAGATCGGCGTGGACTTCTTCATGCGGCAGCAGGCGGTGAAGCTGCGCGCTAACCCTTTCACGCTGCCGGGGATCTTCTGATGCGGGCCAGCGAGGTAGAGCGGTTCCTCAATATCCCGTACGACGCCGACAGCTACGACTGCGCCGACCTGGTGATGCAGGTGCAGCGCGAGCTGTTCGGCCGCGAGGTGCATGTGCCTGCGCGACGGCCGCGTGGTGCTGCAGGGCAGGCGGCTCTCGGCGAGTTGTCCCGCGCGTATGCCGCACCAACTAGCACGCCGGTCGACGGCGACCTGGTGCTCATGTTCGACAAGGGCCAAAGCCGGCCCGGGCACGTTGGCGTCTTTTTCTACTTGGCCCACGAGGGTTGGGTGCTTCACACAACCAGCGTGCTCGGTAGCAGCTGGCTGCACCGGGTGCGCGAGCTGCCGGACTACGGCGCACGGATCGAGGGGTATTACACATGGGTCTGATGACTACGCCTGCAAGCGACGGCCAGCTGGTGCTGACGCCGCACCCAGTGACGCTGGAAGGGCAGCGACACATTGCGATGGACCTGCAGCCGGGTGAGCGCCTGTGCGAGTTCCTGCATCGACACGTGATCGACCTTGACCAAGGCGATTGGTCGGTGTCGATCGGTGGGCGCGTCGTGCCGCGGCATCTGTGGGCCTACGTCTATCCGAGGGATGGCCAGGTCATCGAGGTGCGCGGAGCGGTCGGCAGGAACGCGCTGTACATCGTGGCGATGGCCGCTCTGATCTACTTCACTGGTGGCGCTGGCGCGACGTGGGCGGCAGGGCTGGGCACCACCGGTGCGGCGGTTGCATACACGGCAGCCTTTGTTGCCGGTTCGGTCCTGATCAATAAAGCGCTCGGACCGAAGGTAGAGAGTCCTGCAGGGCCGAGCACGGCGGGCACCGTCTACAGCTTGGGGGCGCCGCGCAACCGCATGCGCCCCTATGAGCCGGTGGGCCTGTTGTTCGGCCGCATGCTGATTGCGCCCGACTTCGCCAGCAAGCCCTACACCTTCTACGAGGGCGACAACCAGTACGTCGGTATTGTGCTCACGCCGGGCATCGGCGTCGGCCGCGTGGGCGTGTTCACCAATGCCGGCACACCGCTGTCCAGCTACGAGGGCGTGAGCGTCTACCACTCCGGCTATAGCCAGATGCCGGATGAGACCATTCCGCTCTACAGCAACGTGGACACCACCGACGGCGGCGAGCTGCCGGATACGGCGGATTTCGTCACCCGCACCACCAGCGCAGACACCGTGCGCATCCAGATCAACCTGGAATACGTGCTGGGCGGCGTGGGCACCTCGGGCAAGGCCTACAACGTCTCCGAAACTGTGCAGGTGCAGTACGCGCCTGCGGGCACCGGTATCTGGGCCACGCTGGCAACGCAGACGTTCACTGGCGACAAGCTGGACGTCAGCAAGCGGGCGACCGTGTCCGCAGATGTGCCCAAGGGCCAGTACGACGTGCGCGTGCGCATCCTGGGGCAAGGCAACTACGAGGGAGAGAACACCCAGCGCAACGACTTCCAATGGTCGACGATGGGCAGCGTGCAGGCGGACGCTGCCACCTACGCCGGCTTGGCGCGCACCGGGATCCTGCTGAAGGCCACCGGCCAGATCAACGGTCAGCCCGATGAGTTGCGTGCCGAGAACATCGCCGCGCCGATCCAGGTGTGGCGCAATGGCGGCTGGGTAACGGAGGAGACGAGCAACCCGGGCGGCCACATCCTCAAGTACGTCCGCGGCTATTACGACCAGAACGGCAAGCTCATCGCCGGCATGGGCAAGAGCGACGAGGAAATCGACATTGAGTCGCTGCAGGGCTTCATGGGTCACTGCGAGGCAAACGGCTACACCTACGACTACTGGCTGACCGAAGAGCGTAACCACGACGAGGTGCTGCAGGCGATCGCTCTGGTTGGCATGGGGCAGACCACCTGGGCCGGAGGTCGCCTTTCGGTGGTGTGGGCAGCCGACGAGCAGCCGCTCTCGGGCGTGGTCAATATGGCCGAGATGAAGAAGGGCAGCTTCAGCGTGGACTACACGCTGGCCAGCGCAGCCGACGGCATCGAGTACAGCTATTTCGACAGCACGACCAAGAAGGTCGAGACCCTGCGAGTGCCGGCGCCGGGCATTGAGGTCGAAGATATGCTGAGCCCTGCGCGGCTCACCGGTGAGGGCATTGGGCGAGAGGAACATGCGGCCGAAATGGCGCGTTACCACCTGGGCCAGAGCCTGTTCCAGTACAAGGACATTGGGTTCGCCCAGGATCTGCAGTACCTGTCGTATCGGCGCATGTCGATGCTCTCGATCTCCCACGACCTCACGCAGTGGGGTTTCGGCGGGCGCATCGTCGCGGCCGAGCGCAGCCCGCTGCTGGGCACGGTCACGTTGACGCTGGACGAGCCTGTGCCGCCGCCCGATGCGCGCAGCGCCTTCATTGGTTTGCGCATCCCGGGCGAGGCGATCTATCGCACGTTCCGCGTGCGCAACTTCACTGAGGCAACCGACACCATCCAGCTGGTCGAGGAATGGCCGGACGATGCGCCGCTGCCGGGCGAGGGATATGACGATCCGATGGTGAAAAGCGGCTGGCAGGACAACCCGGCGCACGACACGATCTGGATCTATGATTTCAAAGCCACGCCTGGATTGCGCGTACGTGTGGTTGCGATTGAGCCGGAGAGTGATCTGAAGGGCGCGAGCATCAGTGTGGTGCCCGAATCGCCTGAGTTCTGGACGTACGTTAAGACCGGTCAGTACATCCCGCCGGATAGCGGTTCGTCGCTGGCCACTCGGCCAATCGTCAGCAACTTGGCGATCGATGAGGACCAGATCACCATCGGTGATGTCACCGCAACGGACCTGGTGGCGACCTTCGACATCAGCGGCCCGTTCGATCACGCGGTGGTGTACGCCTCGGCGTCGGACGGCAATGGCGAGCTGGTGGAAGTGGCGCAGACGCGCACTCGCACGGCGCGGTGGCGCATCCCGCGCGCCGGCACTTACACGATCAATGTGCGCCCGTTCGGCCCGGAAGGGCAGATGGGCATCGGCGCCTCGCTGATTTTCACGACCATCGGCGCCGACGCGCCACCGGTGAATTACGACCTGTTCGACGTGGAAGAGATCTCCGGCGGCATCCGGCGCTACACCTGGGGTTTCTGGACCGACACCATCCAGTCGGCCAACCTGGCCGGCGCGGAGATCCGCTATGCCCAGGCGCCGGAGCAGGGCGCGCCGATGCCGGCGTGGGACGCCATGACGCCGGTCGGCGACAGTGGCTACCACACAGGCGCCTTCGACTCGCCCATCCCGTCCTCGGGCAAGTGGACGTTCGCTATCCGCGCGCGCAACACAAACGGCACGCTGTCGGTGGCGGCCAAGTACGTCACCAAGACGCTGGGCAAGAACCTGGGCGAGCTGCAGGAGGAAATGCAGCAGGCGATCGACCAGACCACCGAGGAGATCCGCCAGGGCTTCCTGGAGGCGGTGGCGCGCGATCAGGAACTGGCGCAGCAGCTGCTGGAGCAGGCGCAAGACCTCGCCAACCTGCAGGCGCTGGTGGAAGCGCCGGAATGGGTGGATCAGGCGTGGCCGTCTGGCTCAATCGTTAAGCACGACGGCGGCCTGTACGTGGCCAAGCAGGACGTGCCGGTGGGCACGGCGATCACCGACACCGCCTTCTGGTCCTACATCGGGCAGTACGACAGCCTGGCCGAAGCGGTGGGCGCGATCGGTGTGGCTACCAACCAGATCACCACCGATGTGCAACAGCTTCAGGGGGAGCTGCAGATCCTGGCGCAGGACGTCAGCGGGGTGCAGTCCAGCCTCGCAGGCAAGGCGAATGCAACGACGGTCCAGGCGTTGACCACACGCGTCACGCAGGCAGAGAACAGCCTGGCCTCGCTGTCGCAGCAGATCAGCACCGTGCAGAGCCAGATTGCAGGCAAGGCCGATGCGACCGCTTTGCAGGCACTCCAGACCCAAGTAACGCAGGTCGGCAATGAGGTGACGAGCCTCAGCACCGCGCTGACATCGGTGCGCTCGCAGACGGGCGGCGGCGCCAACATCCTCAACAATTCAACCTTCGAAGCAGATTTGAGTGGCTGGAGCGTTTACTACAACCAAGATGGGGGCGCCACGACGCTGGTGCGGCAGTTGCCTGGAACATGGGTGCCGGGTGGCTGCTATGCGCTGGAGATACAGCGTACGCAGAATCCCAACCTATACGGTGATTTTGTCGTGCAGTCAGCCGGTATGTCGGCTGAGCCGGGCGCGAGCTACTGCGCATCGGCATACGGTGGTCGGCAGCGGTGCACCGCTGATATCGGCATTGCCTTCTACAATTCCGCCGACCAAATGCTGGAGAGTCAGTTCTCACTGCCCTTCGCTGCATCGGGTGGTAACTCCCTGACGGCCTACGACCGCAAGGGCGTCTTTCGCAGAGCGCCGGCCGGCACTGTGCGCGTGCGCATGCTCGTTCGCATTCGTGCGCCCTACGACAACGCTAGCCAATTCGGTCCGGTGCTGTGGGTGGTCAAGCCAGCGATCAATGAGGTCGCTGCAGCAACAACGGTGATCCCGCCGTGGGCGCCATCAGCAACCGCGATTGAATTCAAGTACGCCAGCGCGACGCAGTCGCTATCCACCCGTTTGACCGTGGCTGAGAACGGAGTAGCGAACTACGAGGCGTCCTGGAATATGGCGCTTGACGTTAATGGTCGTGTTGTCGGCTTGCGCTCAGTGAACAACGGCACGACTGGCACGATCGATTTTGTCTTCGACAAGGTGCGCTTTATCGGGGTGAACTCCAGTAGCGGACGCAGCGAGATAATCAATGGGAAGATTTATTGTTACGCATCCAACGGGGTCCAGGTGATCGCGCTCGGGCCAGGCGTATGACGACCTACCTGCGCGTACGAGACGAAGCAACCAATGTGGTGCTGCTGGAGGTGACCGATCAGCCGGACTCGGACCTGCTTACGCAACACATGGGCGCGATCGGTATCGCGAGCGGAAGCAATGGATCGGTGGCGGTGCCGGTCACCGGGAGCGCGAACCAGCTGTATTACTGGTTCGTCGCGGACAGCGGAGCAGGCAATGCTCTGCTCCCTTACATCACGGATGACGGCAACACAATCACCTGGACTTCGCCATCAGCGACCTTAACTGCCCGCGTCGGCGGCACGTTGTTTTATGGGAGGTTTTGAAGTGGCATTCGTTCGTATCAATGCCGGTCCAAACCGCGTGGTGATCTCGGAGGACTGGAAGAACCTAGCCCTCGCATCAAAGCAGACCATCACCCCCAGTGGCAGCGGCGTGCTGAAGACGTGGAGCCTGACAGTGACCGGCACCAACCCGGCGCTGGCGTTTCTGGGCGAGAGCAATGCAGTGCTCGGTCCGCGCACCCAGAGCGGGAATAGCTTCACCTTTACCGGTTGGACGGCGGGCGGCAGCTTTACGGCCTATGTATTCGACGAGCCAACCTTCGGGCAGCGAAAGTTCTTCGTCGTGCGCAATCCTTTAAACAATCAGGTCGTGTTCGATGCCACGCTCAAGTTCATGCGCGTGCGCGGCCTGTTGCAAGGAAACGCTAACCAAGGCGGATCGATCACGCTGCCGGCCGGCCGGACTTACGCCGCGCTGGCCGGTTCCACCGGCAACATCATGCTGGCCATCGGCGGCCTGGTCGGCGGCGGTCCGCAATGGCAGGTGCAGCAGCTGTGGCGCAAAGGCGTGGTCAACATCAACGGCAACGTCGCATCCATCTCTGCCATCGATACCGCCCAGGATCTGCGCACCGGTACCGACCGAAATCCTCAGCCACCCCCTGGCAACTACGGCCAAGCCTGGGTGCGCGCTCCTATCCTCGACGTCACTGGATACTGATCATGCTCATCAGCGAAAACCCTACCTTCGGCACGCAGACCAAGATCGTGTCGCCCCGCATCGAGATCCGATGGAACCCGGCCACCAACGACGGGCCGGTCGAGTTCCACCTCGAGCAGATGACCACCAAGCCGCACCCCGATGGCTGGACGCAGACGCTGGAGCGCTTCTTCCTGCGCGTGCTCACGGTGCAGATCAGCGACCTGGTCGGCCGCAGCTACGACATCACCGCGCCGAGCAAGACTGAGGTGGACCCGGTGACAGGCCAGTCCGTGGAGGTGCAGGGCGCAACAGTCACCGAACCCGGCGTGCATCTGCTGTTGGGCATCAAGGCAGCCACGCGCGCCGCCTACGATGCAAACGTGGTGACGCCCGACCCAGACGCAGATCCGCTCGCGCAGCAGATCACGATCATCTGGAACCCGATCAACGACACCGGCACCGTCACGTTTCAGGTCGAGGACCGCGGCATGGCTCTCGGCGTGCTAGCGGCCCCAATTGCCGACCTGATTGCGCCGACCTACGCCATCCGCTATCCCGGAGCGGAGGCAACGCAGGAGCTTGCCGGATGGAAGCTCAAGGAGCTGATCAAGGCGGCCACGGATAGCGCCATCGCCGCCAGCCTGGCCACTGCCCAGCAAGCGGCTGCCTGACCAAGCTGCATCGCCGTCTCAGCGACCGACGGCGCTGACCTTGCGCACGCCGGCACGGTCTTGGAACTTGATGGACCACGGCGTGATCAGATAGCCCGGGCGGCGAGCATAGATTGATGGGATGTGGTCCTCGCGCGCGTCCTTCGCGATGCCGTTGACGAGCACGTAGGGCGCGGCCGTCTTCGGCACATCGCACCAGTCCTGTCGCCCATCGGTCTTCAGCGACAGGGTGTAGGGGCCGCTGCCCTGAATCTCGCCACAGGCCACGGCGCGGGCGTTGACTGATGCGGCGCGTGCGCGCGGTGCGATGCGGGTGACGAAGGCATCCAGCGTCTCGCCGGCGGCGGACGTTTCCTGATACAGCTGGGCGGTGCGGCCGACCTGGCTGGTTTCGCCGGCGGCGGCTGGGATGGCGACGCCAAGAAGCGCCACCGCGGCGGTGATCAACAGTGCGTGCATTACGTTCTCCGAATGTGCTGCGCCGGTCACTGCCGGCGGCGCGAGGTCATCTCGTCGCAAGGCCAAGATGCATGGCCCGCACATGCAAAAAAACGTTCAGCTGCTGCGCAGTTGCACTACTTGAAATGTGGAATTTTTGAGATGTGCGCGAACCGTTCGTCAGACAGTGCTTTGCGACACAAGGGTTTGCGGGGTTTTCCCACATTTGGTGTTGACCCCTCGCAGAAGCCCACATATCTTGCGGAGGCCGGCCTACTTCAGGACGGTGAACGAAAAGCGCCCCACCTAGCTGAAACTAGGCAGGGCGCTTGGTCTTCTAACTACAACTGGTCAAGCGTTGTGAAACTTCGGTTCTTGGGTGTTCCGAATGCCATGCAGTGTACATCTTGGGTTTTCGTTCGCAAGCGTTATGCGTAACAAACTGTGATGCATGCACATGGGTTGAACAATGCAGGCCAGCACCATAAGGCTCGCAAAAAATGTTTACGAAACATCAATTTAACCTTCCCCTCATCCAGAGGCAGGTGAACAACAGTCTGGTGGAGCAGCGCCAAGTTGACGGCTACATCAACGCGACGGCGATGTGCCAAGCCGCTGGTAAGCGGTTCGCGCACTACATGGAAAATTCGAGCACGGGCGACTTCTTGAAGGAGCTAGCTACCGATGTCGGAATTCCGACATCGGAGTTAATTCAAGTAGTTAAAGGCGGCAGCGGGCCCCAAGGAACGTGGGTGCATCCGAATGTCGCGACTCATCTCGCGCAATGGTTGTCTCCCAAGTTCGCTGTTGCGGTCGCAAAGTGGGTACATGAGTGGCTTGCTGGACGTCGTCCGAGCGGAGCTCCTCAGGCAGCTCTGCCGCACCACATACAGCGCTATTTGGCAAACCGCGATCAGGTGCCATACACCCATTTTTCCATCTTGACCGAGATGACGCTGGGACTGATCGCCCCGCTGGAAGCGCTTGGATACACGCTGCCGGACCACATGGTTCCCGACATATCTGAGGGGAAAATGTTCGCCCGTTGGCTCCGAAGCAAGGGCGTCGACACCAGCCGAGTCCCGACTTACAAGCACAGCTATGCTGACGGGCGCGTGGTCGAGGCCAAGATGTATCCCATCGGCTACATGCATGACTTCAGGATCCACTTCAACGAAGTTTGGCTGCCCACCAAGGCTCTGACTTACTTCCGGCAGCGCGACCCATCTGCACTGGCATTTCTCGAGCGAATGTTGCTCGTAGGCGTTGATAGAAAGAAATTGCCGCCAGCTGCATAAGGATAAGAGCCCCGCTTAGGCGGGGCTTTTTCTTACCCTGCACCAATGAAAAGCCCGATGTCGCATCGTTCAAGCTTCGGTGAGGATGGTGTTGCCGGTCGCGGTGCCAAGATGGCCGCTCAACCCGCGAGGCGCCTGAGCAGCGTCCAGCCGGCACCCTAGATGAAACCCTCAAGGTCGTCGTGTGTGAGCACGCCCAGGCGATGACCCCAGGATGCAACTAGCTCCACGACTTCCGTCGCCTCGGCAGGGTATGCAGCGAGCAGCTCCGCCTCAAATTGCTGGAGCACTTCCAGCGGCTCGGCTGCGCCGGCAATCCGGTGCTGGAGTTGTTCGAACAGGCTCAGGGGCGCGGTGTCATCCATGAGGCGAGTCTACGACCGCAGGTCTCATGCCGTGAGACGGTGGTGCCGATACTGCGGGCATGGACAGAGCCGCACTCAGAACCCATCTCGACAACCTCGATGCCGCAGTGCCGGCGCTGCTGAAGAGCAGCCCCGACCGTTGCCACTTCTGGCAGGCCTTCGCCGGCATGGCGGACGTCATTGAGGACGGCGCCATCACGGGCGACGATGCCCAATTCGTCTCCCGGCGGCTTGATGAGATCTTGGTCTGGCACGGCCTCCAAGATCCCGACCGCGACTGTTGAGAGGCGGCCATGTGTTACTCCGCGCAGATCCGAGCCGAGTTCAAAGAGTTCCAGCGGGCGTTCGGCGCCGTGATGGACATCGACACCTACGTGAAAACCTTCTGGTGGGGCGAGGGCGCCCAGGCGCGGCGGATCAAGGCGCCACGCGCGATGGTGCGCGAGCTGCTAGAGATCGGCCCGCCCGACCTGCAAGAGAACCTGCGAGCGGCTGACGCGGCCGAGGCTGACACGCTCACCCGAGAGATCTTCGACCAGAAGCGCCGTGTCGGCGATGCTGAGCGGGCGCTGCAGCTCAAGGAAACGAAGAAGGCGCGCGAGGACGTGCGCATCGGCACGAACAAGATCCAGCAGGCGCAGCGTCGCCTAGACACGCTTAAGGGCGCCCGAAGCCAGGATGACAGCCGGATATTCCCCGGCGTCTACTGCCCGGTGCTTGTGGTCGAGAACGGCCAGCGTGTCGTTAAGCCGATGCGCTACCAGTGCCGTCCGGCCGGCGTGCCGGCAATGTACGACCGGAAATTCCCTGGCACCTACAACGCCCGCCGGGACAACCTGGAAGGGTTTTGGCGCCGGCAGTTCGGCTACACCCATGGGCTCATGGTGGCCGACCGGTTCTACGAGAATGTCGAAGGCCCAGACGGCCAGAACCAGCGGATCGAATTCGTGCCGCGCACCGGTGAGCCGATGCTGGTGGCTTGCCTCTGGTCGCACTGGCGTGACCCCGCCGGCATCGAGCCGGACCTGCTGTCGTTCGCCGCGATCACCGATGAGCCAGAACCGGAAGTCGCCGCCGCTGGCCATGACCGGACGATCATCAATATCAAACCCGAGCACGTCGACGCCTGGCTCAATCCGGACCCGCGCAAGCTGGATGCGCTTTACGCCATCTTCGACGACAAGCGGCACCCGTTTTACGAGCACCGGCTGGCTGCCTGACCATGCTGCCTTACGGATTCCATTGGACGACGGTGTTCATCGGGCAGGAAGGCGTACCACGCAAGCTGGCCCTGAGCCTTACCGGCGTCGCACGAATGGAGCGGCGGGTCGACAATGGGGCGTGGTACATCTATCTCGACTACCACCTGCAGAATATTGCTCAGCCGGCGCGACGACGCGACTGCAGCAGCTTCGAGGCGGGCATGGCTGGTGCTGAGCTGTGGGTGTGCCGTCACGAAGCCCGATTGAGAACTGAGGTCGCGCAGATCGAGGCCGCTTGGCCGAAGCATTGCGGCGCCGGCTAGGAGCTCTGCGGCGCCTTCTGGCGCAACTCGTCAAGGTAATCGGCCCACCGCTGCATCATGCGCACTCGTTCCGCGAGGTGTGTCGTGCGGTTGTAGGCGCGACCGTTGGGATCCTTCACTGCGTGCGCAAGCTGGTGCTCAATGATGTCCGGCCGAAAGCCGAGGATCTCGTCGAGGATCGTGCGGGCCGTGGCGCGGAAGCCGTGGCCGGTCACCGTGCCTACCTCGTAGCCCATGCGGCGCAGTGCCGCGTTCACCGCGTTGTCTGACATCGGCCGCAGCTTCGTTCGGGTGCTCGGGAAGAGGTAGCGGCCGGCACCGGTTAGCCGCTGCAAGTCCGCCAGGACAGTCAGCGCCTGGCGCGAGAGCGGGACAACATGGGGCTGGCGCATCTTCATCTTCTCGGCGGGGATGTTCCACCGAGCGGACTCGATATCGAACTCCGACCACTCGGCCTGCCGTAGCTCGCCAGGACGCACGAACAGGAGCGGCGCCAGCACGAGGGCGCAGCGCGTGACGTGGCTGCCCTTGTAGCCGTCCATTGCGCGAAGGAGCGGTCCAAGCTCGTCCGGATCCGTCACTGCCGGCAGGTGACGCTCGGGCGTCGGCTTCAGCGCGCCGCGCAGATCAGCCACTGGGTTGCGGCTGGCGCGTCCGGTGGCGATGGCATAGCGCATGACCTGGCCGCAGTTCTGCATGATCCGATGCGCCGACTCGAGGGCTCCGCGCTTCTCGATGCGTCTGGCCACCGCCAGGAATTCGGGCGCATCCAGTTCCGCTGCCGGCCGCGCGCCGATGTAGGGGAACACGTCGTTCGTGAACCATCCGACGACCTTCACGCGGTACCCATCCACCCAGTTGCGCTTCTCCAGCCACTCGTTGGCGATCACCTCGAAGGTGTTGGCGCCGAGAATCGCCCGCGCTGCCGTCGCGGCTTTGCGGTGTTCGCTCGGGTCGATGCCCTGAGCCAGCAGCTGGCGGGCTTCGTCCCGCCGCTGCCTGGCCAGCGCCAGCGGCACGTCTGGATAGACGCCGATGGCCAGCCGCTTTTCCTTGCCGCCGAACCGATACTTCAGGCGCCACCAGCGCCCGCCCTTGGGCGATACCTCCAGATACAGCCCGTCGCTGTCGTACATGCGCTGGGTCTTTGCGGCAGGTTTCGCGCGGCGTATTGCAAGATCGGTCAGTGGGGGCATCTGGCAGGCAGTTGGGGGCAAGTGCCCCAAAATATGCCCCCAGCGTCTCACAAGTTGATACGTTCACTAGCGCACCACGGCGCACATAAAAAAGGCCGAGAACCCTTGTTTTACGGGGGTTCCCGGCCTTCTTCGGATCTTCAAGATCCGCTCATTGGTGGAGGTGGGCGGAATCGAACCGCCGTCCGGAAGCACTCCATCCCCAGCACTACATGCTTAGCCCTCCGTTAGATCTCATCCCCAGGCAGCACGGTTGGCAAAGCGCACCTGGAAACCAGCCTGCTTTATCTAACCGGTAGCTGACAGGCAGCCACTACCGATGGTTCCGTGATAATGACCCTACACCTACGAGCACGGGCACAAGTAGGTTCGGGGGTTCGCCTTAGGCGGCTGTAGAACTGCAACTAAAGCCAATTAAGCGGCGATAGCGAAGTCCGAACCGTAGTTGTCATCGTTGGCAACTAAAAGTTTGCTGCTGGATTAACGAGGAAAGCTGCCCCCTCGGCATGCGCCAAGCGACTTCGCGACCCCCGTCGAAACCAGTGCACCCCCGGGGAAAGCATCAAAACGCTGACCTGATCAGTGTAGGGATCGGAGCGCCCTGTCACAAGTGGTGAGACGTGCAGCGCTTACAGTGGCTTCAGTCCTATCGGACGGAAAAGTCTGGTAATCAAGGAGCGAAGCGATGGCGACAGGCAAGCCCCCAGGTCCGCGGCAGGCACGCAGCACGCCCCGCAAAAGCGCATCGGGCGTCGACGCCCCCAGCCCTCGACGCGCAGCCAGGGCCGCGCAGCAGCAGGCGCAGGACACCGGGCTGACGCGCGTGCAGGGCAAGGCGCGCACCGTGATCTACATCCATGGCATCGGCAACAAGCCGCCGGCCGAGGTGTTGCGCTGCCAGTGGGACAAGGCCTTGTTCGGGCGGCCGATGGGCGAGCGCACGCGCCTGGCGTACTGGGTCAATCGCGAGCGCTATCCGGTTGCCGAACCCGGTAACTGCGATGCGCGCGATGTCGGCCCGGCGCTCAATCAGAGCGTGCAGCGCGCCTTGAGCACGCTTGGGCTGGTGCCAGGCGAGCAGGATCTGCATTTGCTCGCCGATGCCTTGGCGCAGAGCGAGCAAGAGCGTGTCGATCTGCACCGCTTGCTGGATGAACTGGATGCCGCGCCCGCGATGCCGGCGGCGGGCCAGGTGCAGACCAAAGGTCCGATCGATGCGATCAACCGCGTGCTGCTGCGGCTGATCTCCGCTGCGCTGCTGCAGGACGTGCACGATTTGTTCTTCGTGCCCGAGCGTGCGGCGTTGATGCGCGGCAGCCTGATGCAGCGGTTGCGCTCGGGTGGCGGGCCGTTTGTGGTGGTGGCGCACAGCCAGGGCTCGATGATCGCCTTTGACGTGTTGCGTCAGCTCCAGGCGGCCGAGTGCGAGGTCAGCCTGTTCCTGACCCTGGGCTCGCCCTTGGGCCTGCCGCAGGTGCGCAGCATGTTCAAGCGCTGGACCGGCACGCGCAAGCTGCCGTTTCCCGCGTGCGTGCGGCGCTGGATCAACGTGGCCGATACGCGTGACCCGATCGCGCTGGATGCGGATCTCGGCGACGACATCGCCAATGCCAAGGGGCGTTTCGAGAACCTCGCGGGCGCGCGCCTGAATCCGGACTGGCAGCACAACGCGCATTCGGGTTCGGGCTATCTGTCGATTCCGCAGGTGCGCGCGGCGGTGCGCGAAGCGGTGGGCGTCGGCTTCGACCAACCGGTCTCCAACGCGGTGCTGATCAAGGATCTCAGTGAGCAGTTGGAAGCGCATGGCGCCGAGCACCGGCACGAAGTGCTGATCGAATTGGATCGACGGTTGCTGGGCGACGATCCGGCCGCCACGCGTGCACTGCTGTTGGCGCAATTGCGCCAGACCGCTGCAGCGACCACCGGCTTGAGCGGCGATGCGCTGGACGAGGCGATCGAGCTTGAGGACGGCTTGCAGCGGTTTGTGTCGGCGCGGCTGACGCGGTTCGAGATCGAATCGCTGCAGGACCGCTACCGCGCGCTGGGATTCCGGCGCGTATGGCGCGATGCCGGCAAGCGCGCGTTGATCAACGTGTCCGGTAACGTTCTGCATGCCGACGCGGCGCGCACCGCATATCGCGCACGCGGGCAACAGATCGGCTGGGCGGTGCTGGACACCGGTATCGCAGCCAGTCACCCGCATTTCTTCGCAAAGGGAGAGCGCGACACGGTGGTGGCGCAATGGGATTGCACGCGGCGGGGTGCAGCCAGGCGATTGACGCGCGCCGACGGCGATGCCTTCGCCCAGCTGGATCGGCACGGGCACGGCACGCATACCGCCGGGATCATCGCCGGCCATAGCCGGGCGGTGATTCCCGACGCGCAGGGCAACCCGGGCAAACCGCTGGAGTTTGCCGGCATGGCGCCGGACACCCAGCTGTACGGGTTCAAGGTGCTGGACGATGCCGGCAACGGCCGTGATTCGTGGATGATCAAGGCGGTGCAGCAGGTGGCGGCGATCAACGAGCGCGCCGGCGAGCTGGTCATCCACGGCGTCAATCTGAGCCTGGGCGGCTACTTCGATCCGGAGAGCTACGGCTGCGGTTTTACGCCGCTGTGCAACGAGTTGCGGCGGCTATGGCGGCAAGGCGTGCTGGTGGTGGTGGCCGCCGGCAACGAAGGTCTGGCCTGGTTGATGCGCAACGACGGCGATGCGTATCCGGCCAACATGGATCTGTCGATCAGCGACCCGGGCAATCTGGAAGACGCCATCGTAGTCGGCTCGGTGCACAAGAGCAGCCCGCACAATTACGGCGTGTCGTATTTTTCGTCGCGCGGGCCGACCGCCGATGGGCGCGGCAAGCCGGATGTCGTGGCGCCGGGCGAAAAGATCCTGTCGGCCTATTACGATTTCGATCCGAAAGATCCGGCCAGCCTGATGGTGGAAATGAGCGGCACCAGCATGGCCGCACCGCACGTCTCCGGCGTGCTGGCCGGCTTTCTCTCCGCCCGCCGCGAGTTCATCGGCTTTCCGGATCGGGTCAAGCAGCTGATGCTGGACACCAGCACCGACCTGCAACGCGATCGCTATGTACAGGGCAGGGGAGTGCCGAATTTGATGCGGATGCTTGGGAAGACGTGA